CCGCATGGTTCGTAATACATCCCTACCCGGGATCGGGGGGTATGGGGGGTCTACCTTGGGGTAATATTATAACAAGTACCTCACTTTGACCAAATGTGAAGGAGATCGACGACACCCCCGTGAATGAAAATGAAAGTGAAGACCTGAATGAGTTGATCGTAGCCGCCATCAAGCACCTAGGCGATGAATGCAAGGCCGCATTCAAGGATCGCGATGAGGTAATTCGGGCTCTGACGCTCCGAGTAGCCAACCTAGAGACTCAGAGAACGCCCCAAGACGAGAACGATGATCCGGAGTGGTACTAATGAGACTCTTTTGCATTCAATGTGATACATGGAGGGTTCTCGATTTCCCTGAGGTCGTAGACTGTTGTGATAACATGACTTTGTTTTGGATCGAGTGGGAGGCTACGATATGACTGTGACCGATGTTCGAGTGGCCTGCCTTTGTCCACACTGCACCGCCGCCGGGTGTAAGGTGCGATATCATATTCAAGTCACGGGGATGAGATCATGAAGGAGCGTAGGAACTCAGGAGCGACCCACTCGTTCAGGCTCACGCCCCGTGCAGCCGAGATCGTAGACGGGATCAGGTACCCCCGGAGAAGGGGAGGGAAGAGCGCCAAGGTGTCCGAGGCTATCACTTGGTATTTCACGAGCCCTCTGATGAACCATGAGGGCAAGATGCCTGCCTCCCATGGGATGCCGTACCCTCATGAGATCATCGAAATGAACCAGATCCATGTTAAAACCATCCAATCCCTTCGAGATAGGGTAGAGATTCTTGAAAGTGAGGCAAATACCCCACCTTGGTGGCGACGTTTTATTGGTCGGGGGGCCAATCTCTGAACACTGGTTCAGTGTCTTGACCCATTCCCTTGAGTTGCTGAAAGAGTGATCTAGCAGGAGAGAGTTTGATTTCTTCCAGTTCGATGTAGAAACTGCCCTCGTAGGTTATGCCGTCGGCTTCAGACAAGCCATAACTCACAATATACAATTCATTCGTTATGATCCGGTCGGCGTCCGTTATCATCTCGGTGGCTCGTCCTTGTGTAGCTCCATGCGGTGCGACCCAATCGGCGTTAACATTGTCACGAATAATCATGTCCTGAGTGAGCCAGCCGATAGATCTGTTATCGCTCGGCCCTATCGCACGAAGGAAGTCATTCGCTGTAGCGGCCGAAGTAATGCCGCTCACGAATCCCCCTTGTATCTTGTCTGTCATCAGAGAACAAGACCAGAGAGCCCGTCCATCGCCTCCACCGAGCCCAACAGGCTCTTGGATCCATGCGTAGGCCCTGCGGACTTTCCACCCACGCCTACGGTTCACGGAAGCGTACTCGAAGATCTTGCGCCCATCTACAGCGCCAAAGTTGCTCGCATTACCGAACGCTACGGGGAAGTTCCCTCGAAGGGTCATGGTGCGGCCCATCACTTGCCCCTCCGTGCGCGCTTGGTTGCAGCGTGCGCGCGCTTCATGAGTTTCGTCACTGGGGTGCGTGGATGGGCGCGCTTGAGTTTCTTGAGTTGCCTACCGAACTCTCTCTGGTAGGCGGACACTTTCCTCTTTGGCCTCAGACCGGCTAGGGACACTTTCGAAGATCGGCTTCGGCCTCTTCGAGATTTTCGACCTCTTCCTCTGGCCCGATCCTGCGCTATTGCTTCGCCGAGGGACGGAATGCCTAGGAGGGGATTTTCCCCGCCTACGCCGCCCCTGCCCCCGGTGGAGATCCCCATGAGTATAGCGAGAACTTCCTCGGCGCTATAGTGTCGCGGCATCTAGATCACTGCTGCGATAGAGCGAGGGCCATAGCGGCGGCCTGAGACATCGTTTCAACAGTGCATTCCATGGTGACCGTGCAATAGACATCGCCGTCAAAGGCGGCACTTGCAGCGCCACCTAGGAAGATGCTGTCCACTGCGACGAGGTATCCGTTCGTCCAGAGTTGCGGTAGGTTATCGAAATCCTCACTCACATACGAGGGAACTCCACCAGATCCACCCGCAATTAGGCGACCGGATGAGATAACCGATTTATTGGAGGCCAAGACGATGTCTGTTTGGGACTGGGTCAGCAGTTGGAACTGCGCCGCTCCACCGTTGAACGGATCCGAACCTGAGGAAGTGACCTCGGAAGTCCTGCCCGTGCTATCTGACATCTGTACGGCTATGTTGTGGATGCGTAGGACAGACTTGCCCAGTGCGTCCACATACGCGCCCAAATCAATCGGATCTTGGTAGTACGCGTTGTCGTTGCCGATGTCGGTTGTATGCCTGATGAAGAATGAATCACTTTTCGCCATACCGTAAAGTGGAACGAAACTCGGTATTAATGGTTGTTAAGCGGAAAATGGCCGGGGGTGGGGAGGCCTGCCTCCCCGGATCCCCCGGTATCTTGATAGTCCGGGGGCAACGCTCCGCTGGTCATCGCCGCATGGTTCGTAATACATCCCTACCCGGGATCGGGGGGTATGGGGGGTCTACCTTGGGGTAATATTATAACAAGTACCTCACTTTGACCAAATGTGAAGGAGATCGACGACACCCCCGTGAATGA